GTAGGTCACGGGCGGATCGCTGCCGTCTACAGCGGTCAGCAGCACATCGCCTTTGTGGGGGTCGAAGAGGGTCTTGAAGGCATTGAGGGCCGCCTGCGTTGTGTTCTTCATGCGGACGTAGAGAGGCAGCACGAGGCTCTGGGGCTGCGAACGCGGCGACGTGGGGAAGGCCCCCGCAACCTCTACCTCTACCGGCTCTTCGGTAACGAGACACAGCGGATCATGTTCTCTGAGGAATTTGCTCTCGTAAGAGGCATCATTGAGGGCCGTGCCGTTGAATTGATAGGGCGTAAGTGTGTACATTAGACCCCCCTGAAGAGTCTGTCTGTTTCTCTGAGTGCGATTCTAGCGTCGGCATTCGGGAAGACGTTGGTGACGCGCCCATAGTTGTAGATCGTTGTGCCGCCAAACATCTCTCGACTCTCGCGGTTCGAGTACACGTCTGCGCCGGAGGGCAAGGCCACAAGCTCAGGGCCGCGCTCACCGACCAGGGCGAGCCCGCCGGAGAAGCCCCGTATACCCTCGGCCAGCTTGAAGATGCTCAGATCGGGGTTCCAATCGATGCCCACATACTTGCCGAAGATGGTCTTCCCGACGGAGATATGCAGGTTGGCGTCGGCCCAGTCAATCATGGCATTCCAACCGCCCTTGATGAGGTTGAGGAAGGCGTCCTTGATGTCCCCCACGAAACCCCCGATGGCCCCAACCAGACCGCCGATGGCGTCCTTGATTGCCGTCACCAGGGCACCGGCAAGGGAGGTGCCCGCGTTGGCCCAGTCGCCCAGGAAGCCGAGCACCCTGCCGGGCAGCGCCTCGATGAAGCTGATGATGTCGCCGATGATCTCGCCCACCTTCGCCTTGACCTCTTCGAAGTGGGTCACGATGAAGAAGAGCCCACCGGCGGGCGGGAAGAGGATGCCCAGCGCGACGGTAACGATGGTCTGCCAGTTCTCCTTCAGCCAGTCCATAGCGTCGGTGATAATGCCCACCACTTTGTCCTTCAGGCTGATGAAGAAGCCGGGAATCGTATCCGTGAAGAATGGCCCCACGATGTCAGTGAAGAAGCCAAGAACGGTATCCCATACCGCCTTAATTTTCGGCCAGATGTCATCCCAATGCTTGACGATTTCGATGATGCCCAGAACCAGGAGGGCGATGGCCGCAGTGATGGCAACAACGGGCGCGTAGGCTATGAGGAAGGCAGCGCCAGTGGCTAGTAGGGCAGCCGCGTGTGCAATCTCTGCCACTGTCCAGGCCGCAATAGCGGGCGTCACGACCATAGCGATGGCAACGCCAAGGGCCACGAGCACCTCCTTGTGGTCGCTGAGGAAACTGATAACAGGCTCGATGGCCGCCTTAGCTACGTTGAAAGCCCCTGAGAGCACCGGCCCCACTACGGCAGCCATGTTCTGAATGGCCGGGATGATATCCTTCGTCAGCACGCCGACTAGCGCGGTCATCACGGGTAGGAGGGCCGTCCCGATCTGTACTTGCAGGTCGTGCATCTGAATCTTCGCGGCCTCCATCTGGCCAGCCGAGGATGCGGCGAATGCGTCCGCTTGGCCACCGAACTTTTCCTGAATCTTGCCAAAGAGTTCGGCCTCGCCAGCGCCCTTCTCGATAGAGATGCCATAACGTGAGAGGACATTCACGTTCTCGTCTGTGGCCTTGCCCAGGAGCTTGGAGGCGGTGTAGAGATCAACGTGGGCACCACGGGCCAAATCCGCAGCCATCCCCATACGCTTCTGCGCTTCCTCCGCGCTTCCGGTCTGAGCGGTGAGCAGGGCAAGGGCATCCGCCTGATCCTGGTAGCTAAAGCCCGCTGCCTTGCCCTTGTCTATCGTGGCGTCGATTTGGCCCTTGATGGCATCGTATGAAGTCCCCGTGTTCTCTATCGCGGTCTTCAGGCGGATTTCAGCGGCTTCGTGGTCGGCGGCAGCCTGCGTCGCGTCCATGAGCATGCCGGGCGCCGCCATGACGCCTTGCGACATGACGATACCGCCCGCAATCGTACCGACCTTGCCGAGGGCAGAGCCCAGCCCGCCCGCCTTCTTCTCGACTTGGTTGAGGACGCCGGAGGCTTCGTCGCTACCCTTGATATGGATTATGACATCGTTAGGCATCTACTTAGGCTTCCTCGCTGCCGCTTCTACGGCGAGCAGCAGCAGCGTCGAGCTAGGCTCCCGGAGCACCTGGCTCGGCAGGCAATGGAAACGCTCGCTGAGGGCAAGGATGAACTCGGCTTCTACAAGCTCCCACGGCTTCTCTACGCGGTTGCCGCCGGAGTCATAGGCTCCTCCGACCTGCTTCCAACGGGTGAGGGCTGTCCTAAAGGGGCAGGGGGCTCGGTCAGAGCCTTCACCAACTCCTCAGCCAGCCGCCGTATGAAGAGCGGAGGCACCCGTAGCACACCCTCATAGCTCGCCGGTAGAGCGCCCTTCTCGTCCTCTAGGTTCCAATCCACAAGGATGCTGGCTATAAACCGGCAAAGCTGTTCTGTGCTCTCCGGGTCGGCCTGAAGCCGCTGGATAGCGATGAACTCCCCGATGGGGAAGTCAAGCTGTACCCTGACCTCGGCGCCCTTGTAGTCCTCGTCCTCGAAGATGAGCCGGGCGATGCGCTGCTTAAACTTGAAGTTGGGCATCTAAGCCCTCCTATGGTGCGAACGTCGGCACCACGCCGTCGCTGAGCTTGCCAGTGGCCGTCCAGGTCAGCGAGCCGTCCGCCCCGCGAGCGATGTTGTAGCTCGTGAAGATCATCTCCATGTCAAGCGTCACACCGTCGGGGTAGCCGACAGTGACCGTCCGGCCAACCTCGCCCGCCTTGAGCACGCCGATGTCCTTGAAGACGCTGTGCGAGACATCCTTGTTGAAGGTGCCCTTTAAGCTGATCTCGGCGTCTCCCAAGAGCAGCAGGCGCTCTAGGGCCTCAACGTCGATGCCCGTCACGTTCTGCTCGCCCCGCGACGTGTTGACTGTGAAATCAGTCACGTCATTCTCGATGGGTACAGGGGCGCCGCCGGAGTCATCTACCGACAGGCTCATGCCCAATCCACTGATCTTCATTGTCTTTTTCTCCTACGGCGTTACCGGGCCGTACCGGACTACTGCGATTGCATACGTTACCGATGTGAAGCCCCCCGCGCTGGTCACGGAGACCCGTAGCCATCGCTTGATGGGGCCAGCTACTATGATGTGCTGGACGCCGGGTGCCGACGTGACCAGGGCAAAGGCCCCGACCGCCGAGTAGGGGTCAAGGTCGCCATCATCATCCGAGTCTTCGAGCACGAATGTTACATTCGTACCGGCGAAGGCAAAGACCTGTAGGTAGACCGACAGATCGCCGTCCGTGCCAACGCCGTTATCCACGCCGTCCAGGTCTTCCTCTGCCTCGCTTACGACCTTGCCAGGCGTGAGGCTGACGCCCCACTCTAGGCCCTTGGCAGCGCCGCTGGACTTGACCTGTACGGTGCCGGTCAGGGCGCCGTCCGCGGCGCGGGCCGTGTTGTAGGTAAGCTGCTTCCCCAGCAGGCAGGCCACCGGGTTGCCTAGGAGCGTGCCCCTGAAGTAGAGCACCTGCCGGTCAGCCGCCGGGATGACCTTCAGTACAGGGTGTAGGTGGGCCGTCGCCGGGTTGAGGTATGTATTTACACTCAACTCTCCGCTTTGGAGCCCGTGAATACGCTCGATGGCGCTGACATCTAGCCCCGTTGCTTCTATGGCGGCAACCTCTTTATTGGCCGCCGTGAGCGCCGCCACATCCCCTGAGAGATCGTAACCGGCGACATAGACGTGATCGGTGAGTCCTGTTGTCTTACCCATAGTGTTTCTCCTAGCCGAAGGGCTCTACGCTGTCATTCACGATCAGCGGAATTAACACGTCTACGCAGCGAAAGATGGTGCCTGAAACATCGACGTACCCGGCTTTCGCGCTGAGCGGTGTGCCGCATTGCCCGAACACGTCAATATTTCTGACCGTCGCTCCCAAATCCAGATCGCTGCACAAGGCGTCGAACACCGCATCAACACAGGCCACTAGCTGAGGGTCTATGTCCTCTGCTGGCTCGGCCAGCATATTCGACATCAAGCGCATGGTGAACACGTACAGACTGGACGCCCGGTTAAGTCCACTGGCATTAGCCGCTGGGCCTGCGCTGGTGAAGTAGATGGCTGCCGTAGTCCCACTAGATGATGGCGGGGATTTCGGTTCTACACCCTGCACCTTGTCGAAGATGCCCAACCGCTGCATGGCCGATATAAGGTTCTTGAGAGTGACTCGGATGTTACTGGCCACTAGCTCAACTCCCTTGCTAGTTTGGCGACATACTTCTCGGCCACAGCGGGGGCCTCTTCGCTGAGCCAATCGCCGACCTGACGGAAAACATGGTAGCCACGGAAACGGCCCCGGCCAAATTCCAAGAAAGGCCCATACACGACTCCCGAATCCGTTATCAGGGCCGAGTGATCGGGCCGAAGCTCGCCATGAATGTTGCGCCGGTAGTGGCCGGTGCTCTTGCCATCGCTCAAATAGACGCCCGTAGGCGCCTTCTGAAGCAGTTGTCCGAGGCGCTCTTCGCCCTTCTCGACCAATTCCTGAAGCACCTGATCAAGCGTCTGCTCAACCTTCGGCGCAATAGCCACCGTAAAGAGTGGGCCTGTGCACTTCACGTCTAGGACAATCATTAGATGCTCCTCACCGCCCTACTCCGGTAGTAGGCGTCTGTTGCCTGCTGCCGGAGGTCTTTCAGGCCAACGCCCTTCGCCTCAATAGCCCCTTCGCCCTGCCCGATGTTGCGCCCATAGCCAGCCTGCTCCTGCTCAAAGCGGGAGATGGCTTCTGCCAGGCATAGATCGGAGATGAGGCCGGGCGGGACATTCCGGGTGATAGGCGTCTCTTTGGCGTGGGCAGTCGCCGTAGTGCCACAAGCGCCGCGCACGACGGCCAACTGACGCTCGATGTAGACGATTGCATCCGTTAGGTGGGCGGCCAGCGCGGTGCCGTTGTAGGCCCGCTTCACTATCAGGTTGTTCCCGGCTACGGCGACAATGAACATCTCTTCAGCGTCCACCAGGATGATCTCACTAGAGTAAAAGGTTGTGCCCTCGTCCACGGGGATAAGCGTATCGGCTGCATTGGCCCCCACATCGGCGCTCAGGAGGGAGGCGTTAGCCACCGCCGCTCTGCCGGTGACGAGCATCGCCTCATCATCAATGAAGATGAGGTCTCCTATCCCCACCAGGGAAGCGTCGGGCACCACGAGGGCGGTCACGGCGTCATCGATGGCGGCCACCAAGTCGCCGACAACGGCGGTGTCCTGGCTGTAGCCCCAGATGCCTTCGATGAGGATGCTCAGTTGGCGGGTAGCATCCTGCTGAAAGCTATCATTGGAGGCCAGGTTGACCTCTAGGCGGGAGTATGGGGGGCTGTTGACCGGCTGGGGCACATAGTCCAGCATGGGCTCGCCGCCGGAGGTGACGGATTCGATGTCAAGGAGATCGGCGTCTAGGTAGAGGCGCAGAGAAGTATTGGCGAATGGCTGGGGCCATTCGTAGGCGCGGGTAGCGACGAGGGGGAAGAAATGCCGGTGAAGCAGGCGCTCTATCTGGCGCGAGGTCGAGGCCAGCAGGCGCGAGATCGCACTGTCTTTGTCTGGCCCTTTGAATCCGGCAGCAAGTTTGAACTGCTCTACTGTGCAGTAAGTAGGATACAACACCGTCTCCCTCCAATGCTTTCTTCTTCAGGATTAGGATTATTCAGTTAGAGATTAGGCTGCCAGCCGCAGAAGGGACACCGCAGCATTCCGTCTGGCCCCGTCTGCAAACGCATACCGTCCAGGGGACAGGCGAGAGGCGGCTGTTGCTGCTCCGCCTGGCGCCTGTCCCTTGCTTCTTTCAGGATGTCGAGTAGTTGCCCCCACATGGGTTATGTCGCGTCACCCAGGCCCACGAACGGGCTCAAGTCCGCGCCCGTGTTCCTCGGCGTGATGGCCGAGCTGAGCCAGCCACGACCGTCCACTCGTTCGGTAATGAGGTAGGCGGTCACGCCGCTGGAAAACTTGAAATGCGGCGAGCTAGACTGGTACATGGCCTGCCTATCCCCGATCAGGTAGTAGCCCAGGTCAAGGAAAGAGATGTCGTTCGGCCCACCCAGGGCTGGTACCTTCTCCGTGAAGATGACCGGCCTGCCCAGCATGGTCACAGGCGGCCCCGCGACACCATTATTGAGCCAGATTGCCGAGCCCCCCTGCCCGACTTCCAAGCTCATCTGTGCGAGCGCCGGGAAGGTATCGATGCTGGCGACCCATACGGCCCGCCCCAAAGAGGCGGGGAGCATCCGAGCGTACATCCCTACGATGTCGACCCACTTGATCGTGGCCTCTGTGTCCCGCGTCACGGAAATGAGCGCCGGACTGTTGAGCACGCCCAGGGGCTTCCCGTCGCCGTCGCCTGTCAAGAAGGCATAGTCCTCTTCAAAGGCTATCGCCTCCGGGAACATCGTGGAGAGGAATGCCTCGAAGGAAATGATGCTATCGGAGATAAGCTCGTTCGGAACCTCGGTGTAGGCCACGAGCTTCTTTGCCTGTAGCACCGCACGGCCAAACTTGGCCTCGCTGCCCTTGGCCTCCTGCCCTTCCTCACACCATGAGCAGACGACACCG